CAACACATTGTGAAAGCACTTGGCAAAACAGCAACAGTGGTTACAGGAAGCACATACCCTGTAAACATATCTTATCCAGACGACAAAGATTTTGATATTATAGATATAGGAGATGGTAAAAGAGTTTACAGTCCTATTCGTGTTACTATAGAAGAAGAACAAGACAGACAAAATGACGAAACGATGGAAATGTCTGACGCAGACATCGAGAAAGTTTTAGACAGTGTAAGATCAAGAATGGGTAAATCAAACAAACAAGAAAAGCCGCAAACACAACCAAAACTAGTGCCAGGCGGCAGCAAACTAAAAGCAATTGGGGAGAAATAATGGCAGTTTGGATAGCAGCAATAACTAGAGGTCACAACGGTGGCGTATGTTTATTACGAGATGGAGAAATAGTTTTTGCTATCGAAGAAGAGCGTCTCAGTCGTCAAAAGTATGATGGCGGTCCTTTTGCATCTATGGTGAAAATCCTAGACTATACTGATCGACTGGACTATCTTGTAGTAGCACATACCCAGCCGCTAAAAGAAACTGCCGGTCGCGTAGATTTCACAGGCGATGATGTTTATACTGGTATGGCTAGAAAACTAGGACTTATAGATCAAAGCATCCACATAGATATCTATGATCATCCTCAAGTAGTAGACCTTAGTCACATGCACCACAAACTGCATGCGGCTTGCGCATTTTACAGATCAGGATTTGATAGTGCAACCGCAGTAATTGTAGATGGCGCAGGCACATTTTTAAATGTCGATCTCGGAATGGGCAATACCATAATATACGAACTAGAAACTGTTATTAACTGTGACTATCCTTGTAAATTTAAAACTGTGTACAAGCACCTAGGCGGCAACGGCCCTCACAGAAGTTTTTATGTGCCCGACATGGACAGCGATAAGTTTGACGAAGAAGGCACACACGAATGCTTAATCGACGATACCGCCGGCATAGTAAAAGCATACGAAGCAGTAACAGCCTACTGTGGATTTCAAAATATTGAAGCAGGCAAAACCATGGGACTAAGTCCTTACGGCAAGCCCAACGACAAAATACCTCCAATCTATGAAGATGCAGGAGGCGAATGGAGATCAAGTAACAGAACGTTAATAATTCCTACATATCCTAATGGAGCATTAGTTAACGAAGGTAGATTTGCAGAACTAACTACACCTTCAGACAAAGTCAGCGACCCTAAAAGTTGGCCTGATCTAGAAAATCGCAGAGACCTTGCATATGCTGTACAAAAGGAATCACAACAAGAAGTACTTGATCTTATTCTAAAATCTGTAGAAAAAACAGGCAATAAAAATGTAGTTGTCAGTGGCGGCTATGGCTTAAATTGTGTTGCTAACTATTTTTATCTTGACACACTAAAAGAACACGGTATTAATTTGTATGTGGAGCCAGTTTCAAGTGATGCAGGTACTGCAATAGGTGCTGCTCTATATGCTTGGTATAATATTTCAAAAAGCACAGAAAACAAAGGCTTTGGCGAAAGTTTATACCTAGGTCCCGAGTATACGTATACACTAGATCAAGTAAAAGCAACAGCGGAAAAATATTCGGCAGATATTGCAGAAACTTCTGTGAAAGATGTAGTAGAACTAATGCGCGAAAAAAATATTGTTGCAATGTTCCAAGGTAGATCAGAAGCAGGGCCCAGAGCACTAGGCAATAGAAGTCTAATGTTTGATCCCACGTTTGAGGATGGTAAAGATTGGGTTAACCGTATTAAGCGCAGAGAATACTTCCGTCCGTTTGCTGGAAGCATACTACACGAACATGCATCAGAATGGTTTGACATGAAAACGCTGGAGGAAACTCCGCATATGATGTATGCTGTAGACTGTCAACCAGGTATAGAAGAACGTATACCTAGCATTATTCACGAAGACGGCACTTGTAGAATTCAAACTGTTAAAGAGCATCAAAATCCTAATTACTATGCCTTTATAAAAGAGTTTTACGAGCAAACAGGTGTGCCAATTATTTTCAACACCAGTTTTAATCTAGGTGGGGAACCCCTTGTAGAAACACTGGACGACGCACTGCGAACACTGGCTAATAGTGAAATTGAGTATCTATTTTTACCTGAGCACTCGTTATTGTTAACTATAAAGAACTAACATGCAATTTTCCTTTAATAGTTTAAAGGAGGAAATAGAACTTTTTACTCCTAGCGAGCATTTAGACGCAAAAGTCGAAACATTTGATCAAGACCAAAAACTAGTAATTGTAGATAACTTTTGGAAATATCCTGACAAAATTAGAAAACTAGCCCTGTCAATACCTCCTACTTATAATCCTAGAATAAATGGTGGTCTTGCAGGCAAACGAGTAGATGTTCCTTACTATATGTCACATCTGCAACCTGTATTTGCAGACATAATGGCAGAAGTTTTTCCAGAATATTTTAGCGATGACTATGTGCAACAGTGTTTAGATGTTTCACCGTTTACAGTTAATAAACAAACTTCTCAGTTACCTCCTTGCATACCACATATAGATAATGAACACCCAGGAAAAATTGCTGCTGGTATATTCCTAAACACACCTGAAGAATGTGCCGGAGGAACAGCATTTTACAGATACAAAGGCAACAACAGTTATAGAGATTTAGAAAGAGAAAACGTACTAAGCAATTACAGTTACTATGTACAAGATACTAACAAAGAATGGACTAAAACACATTTGGTAGAAATGCGTTACAATAGATTTGTCATGTATAAGCAAAACATATTGCATACAGCATACGTTCCGCCAAACAGTTTTACAGAAGAAACACCAAGATTAATGCAGATGTATTTTTTATGAGAACAGATATTTTTTCAATACCAATTTTTACTGACAAAGTAGATCTAGACAAAATAGACATAGGGGATCCACCAACGGACCCTACGTGGTTAAGTAATACACCTAGCACATTTCAGCAAGAACACGAAATATCAGACACCACAAAAGAACACCTTGCAGAAGTTATTAGCAGGAATCTTGTAGAATACGATCTGCTAGGACCCAATCCACAACTAGGCCAAATATGGCGCAACAAATATGATGTTAATGACTGGCAAGACATACACATTCATCCTAGGGCAGCCTGGAGTTTTATAATCTACGAACAGGTAGAAGAAACTATGACTGTGTTTATGAATCCTAGTTTTAAAGATATACAAAATAATATGGGACAAACAGTGCCAGGATTTCCTTTAGACTATAGACCAAAACTAGAGACTGGTAGTATAATAATATTTCCAAGTTTTTTAATGCACTATGTCTTACCAGGAAAAAAGAATACCACTATTGCAGGAAATGTTTACATAGATTATCAATGAAAGTATTAGTAATAGGCGATGTTATTGTTGACAAATATATTATAGGAACTTCAACTAGATTAAGTCCTGAAGCGCCTGTGCCTGTAGTAAAACTACAAGAAGAATATAGTAGACTAGGCGGAGCAGCACTAGTACATGAAAATCTAATCAGTCTAGGTGTTGACGCAACACTGCTAGATTTAAGCGCACCTCGTTGTGTGAAAACTCGTGTAATGTGTGACGGGCACTACGTAACACGTATTGATGATGATATATTAACTGATGGTAATGCAGCACTGGACTGTATATTATCAAAAGATTTTAGTCAGTACGATTATGTTATTCTTAGTGATTATGCTAAAGGTGTACTAGATTGTTCTTTAGAAATTATCAAACACATTAACAAGTTTAATTGTAAAATAATTGTAGATCCCAAAAGACACGCTGATTTTTATCAAGGTGCTTGGCTAGTTAAACCTAACAAAAAAGAATATACTGAATTAGGATTTGAAAACTGGCCGGGCAACATAATAGTTACAGATGCTAGTGCACCTAGTATTGCAGATATCGAAGGCGAAAAACTTAGTTGTACACCGACTCCTGTAGAAGTAAATGACGTTACAGGAGCAGGCGATTGTTTTCTCGCAGCGTTTGTGTATGCTCTAACTATAGAAAAAGATTACAAAACAAGTATTAACCTAGCAATAAAAGGTGCTACAGAAAGTGTTAAGCATCAAGGTACTTACATTTTGCAACCTAAAGACATAATAGAGCGAGTAATTTTTACAAACGGTGTATTTGACATACTGCACAAAGGGCACCTCGAGTTATTAAGATATGCAAAAAATCTTGGCGAACAGTTAGTTGTAGGAATTAACTCTGATGCAAGTGTAAAGCGTCTTAAAGGCAACGACAGACCTATAAATCCAGAACACGTTCGCAAAGCACAACTAGAAATGTTACCTTGGGTAGACAAAGTAGTAGTATTTAACGAAGATACTCCGTACGAACTTATTAAACAGTTAAGTCCCGATTGTATAGTTAAAGGCGGCGATTATGTTGTTGAAACCGTAGTAGGACACGATTTAGCACCTGTGCAGATATTCCCCACAGTAGAAGGTTACAGCACAACAGGTATTATTGAGGCAAGTAAATGATATACAATATTTTGCCAACAGAGATCTACTTAAAGAAAGTAGATAATTTTAATCAAATACAAACAGAAATACAACCGGCTATTAATGAAAAAGAATTTGATTACCAACCAGAATGGGGTAAAACAGTAAAACTGTCCAACATTAAAAATTGGTCATCTTGTGTTATACAAGAATATAGCATGAATGCACTAGAACAAGAAATACGACAATCTGTAGAAGCCTACGCTCGCCGCCCATTAAAATATGTTTGCACGTCGTGGATAGCAAAGTACGATAAAGGAGACTATGCTCAAATTCACACCCATTATCCTGCAACGTATTCGGGCTGCTATTATTATGACACAGGCGATAACAATAGTTGTCATTTCTTTTTTGATAATGATTATAATAGATGCCAGCCACCAATAGAAAACGGACATCTATTACTATTTCCAAGTTACATGAAGCACGGTGTAACAACAAATGAAAGTACAAAAACAAAATACACAATAGCATTTAATCTGGCAATATATTAATATGAAAATTCTAGTTACAGGACACGAAGGTTTTATAGGAAGAAATGTATTTGAATATCTTACTAAAAAAGGTTTCGATGTAGTAGGTTATGAGTACAATAAAAATCATTTTCCTAGTGTTCCCCTCTATGATTGGATAATACATCTTGGAGCAATTAGTTCTACTACTGAAAGAGACGTAGATCGTGTAATGGAACAAAATTTTGAATTTTCAAAAAAACTCTTAGACAAGTGTTTAGAATACAATGTACATTTACAATATGCCAGTAGTGCAAGCGTATACGGAACAAATACAGATTTTAGAGAAGATGCTCCTAAGCAGCCTCAAAGTCCGTATGCATGGAGCAAGTATCTGTTTGACAGGTATGTAAATTCAAAAGGATATTCTACTATAGTTCAAGGACTAAGATATTTTAATGTGTACGGACCCTACGAAGATCATAAAGGAGATCAAAGCAGTCCTATACACAAATTTACAAAACAGGCTAAGCAGGGGCCAATAAAGTTATTTGAAAATTCTCATCTCTATCGCAGAGACTTTGTGTGTGTTAAAGATATTTGTGAAGTACATTATAAATTATTATTTAATAATGCAAGCGACATTTTTAATGTAGGTACAGGAAAACCAGAAAGTTTTCAAACTGTAGCAGAACTTATTGCTAACAAGTATAATGCTGGTATAGAATACATACCAATGCCCGAAGCACTAAAAGGCCAGTATCAAGAATACACCTGTGCAGATATAGATAGATTAACTAATACTATAGATATAAATTTTCGAACAGTAGAAGAGTATATAAATGAATGTTAACACAATAATAGTAGACGATTTTTTACCTAATCCAGATGTAGTAAGATCACAAGCAGTTCGACTTGATTTTCCAGTAACAGGACAGTTTCCTGGCGCTAGATCTTTAGCCGCAGATAACGAATATCAAATGTTTATAGCAGAAAGATTTAGAGATATACTGGGTACAAATGTATCACAATGGCAAATGGATAGTTTTTGTTTTCAACTGTGCTATGAAGGAGAAGAAACTTGGGCGCATGTAGACGAAAGTGAGTGGGCAGGTGTGCTTTATCTTACTCCTAATGCACCATACGAATCCGGCACAGGATTTTACGAGCAAACAGGCGATGATGAATACGAACTGGTTACAGCCGTAGGTAACAAATACAATAGACTTGTTTTATACAAAGGTGATTTGCTACATCGCAGCATAATGAGTGGCTTTGGCAATACACCAGATACAGGTAGACTTACACAGGTGTTTTTCTTTGACATAGATAAAAAATGGGGAGGCACACTAGGATGCTAAGTGGCATTTGGCCAACCTGGATTTATTCTGCAATTGTAGAAAACCATAAAGAAATACATGAAAAGTTTTTGCCTTGGCTTAATGATGAAACAAATTTTGATAGGCCGTGGACATACGGAAACTGTGCTAGTTCAATACGTAATGCAAGCAATGACAATATGCCGTGGCAAGAATGGTTTAATGGAATAGAACCTCACATCAATGAATTTTTAAATTCCCTACAACCGTCTATGCCTTACGCTGTTCACAGCGACGAATTTTGGGTTAATATCTATAACAAAGGAGATTATCAAGAAACACACGACCACAGTTTTCCAGGACGCAGTCTAAGTGC